ATCAGAAAACTCAAAGTTCGTTACAATAACCGAAGCCGTTGATGAAGCGTGTACATATTCTTTTAATGTTACCAAGTCAGCGATGAATTGATTTCCATCTTTTGTTTGATTCGTTCCGTTCTCGGCTCGCGTATCATACACAATCGTAGTTGTAGCAGTACCCGGAGTCATATATGCCATCGTTGAAGTCGCTGTCGCCGTTTGTGCGCTTGAATAGAACAATGATGGATTTGCATACGCCACTGTCGCTCCCAAAAGAACTAACACACCTGTTATCCCAAGAAGTATTTTATTTTTCATAGATTATTTTGTTAAAGGGTTCCAGCCCTTATCCGCTACCCAACACCACCACGGCGTTTTGTAGGTAGCGGGAAGAGAAAGAACTAGTCGCCTGCAACGAGGACACTAACGCGACAACGAACTGAAGTCGCGCTAATCGTAATACATTTCAAAACAGCAGAAGCATTAGGTGCTATCTGCACATTTTGATAAGTATTAGCATCCAAGTCCATTGACGTACCCGCTGCAACACCAACTGTTATCGCGGAAGTAGACGTCCCATTGATGAGAGTCCAATCTGCCGTTTGACCGATAACAGGAAATGCCGCCGCATAGAGTGCCGCTGTTGGAAGCGTAGTGGTAGCCGAAGATACATTCGGTGTCAGAACAATAGTTCGGTTCGTTGCGAGTTGAGTCGCCGTAAGCGTCCCGAAAGATGTTGAAGTGGTCGTTGTTGAAAGCAACGAACCGCCCGTAACCATCGCGCCATTATTCGTAACAACAAACGGATTGTAGTTACCACCTGCTGTTAAACCCTGCAAGAATGACTCCATTTGTTGATGAAGTGGGCCTGTAGGATTAACTGCACCAAGCGGAGGTGCTTTGAAATACGAGAATCCGAAGAAGAGTGTCAGAACCCCTAACACCCCAATCACTATGTTTTTAGTCATGGTGTGTTTATGTTAGAGATTATTAAGACCAATCTGAGGTACTCGCATCAATAGCAACTGAAACCATCTCGCGTGCGCCGTCTGCATAGGTCTTCTTGCCAAATCCAAGCATTGACTTGACGACATCCGCGAATTGCTTCTGAGAACGGATGACTTCAATCTTCGGAGGGATTTGAACAATCATATCTATACAACCAGAGACACAGAACAATGATGTCTGTTTCTGTGCGCTCCACGCATTTGCCGCAGTAGTCATTGAAGCCGCAACAACAATATCACCGTAACCAGAAACAGTCGTAGCCGAAGCTGAAGTAGCAACTGCCGAAATGCGTCTCTTGTCCCGAAGGAGGAAGATGTTTTCAGCAGAGACTTTCAGATAACCCGCTGTTGAGGTATCAGCAATACTCGTATCTACCGCATTCAATACAACGACAAGATTTGCAACCGTATTCGCTACGGTATCAGCAATCTTTATCGTACCTGCAACGGTCGTACCAATCGTGGTATTGAAGGTAAACTTCACACCTGCAATCGTGATGGTATCGCTCACTGCTGGATTCGTTCCAATAGTGATAACACCTGACCACGGAAGATTGTTGGAATACATAATATCCCAACCGAACAACGAGGTGACAATACCGCGCGTGTTCACGCCATCAGCGATGACAGAACCCGGACGAGCCGCCTGTTGGAGTTTCAACTGACCGAGGAAGTGCCCGCCAATTACGGCGGTGCGACCTGCCTTTGGTGCGTCAATAGCATCCAACTTCGTATCAGCCGCTACGAAGAACTGGGGAACAGTGTTGGTGTTTACCACAGCATTTTGCCCTGCGATACCACCGACATTGCCCGCGTCCAGAGACCACTGTGCATTGGAAACTTCGGCGAGAATCGCTTGTTCAATGCGGTTATTGTGGTCTTTCATCATCTTGTTTGAGATATTGCTCCCAAGTTCAATGATGGACTGTGCTTTTTCTGTATCGTCAATGATGACCATAGAAGCCAACCATGTGGCGATAGAGAGAGTCTCACGAGATCCTGTTACAGACGTCTGCGTAATATCACTGCCCGGCGTATAGGTGCTGGAAGCAGGATAAGAAACAATCGTCTTATAAACAGTGTCGCCTTCTCCAGCGACAAGATTCCTTAAGGTCGTGTTGGCGATAGCCATTGCCTTGTTCTCAACGAACAAAGAACGCTCCGCTTCCCTCGCCCAGAAGGCAGGATTGAGACTAGAAACTGAGTTAGTAGTCATTGAGGTTAAAGTAAGGTTTACCTACCTCAATGGCGAAAACTATTGTCCTTGTTTGACGATTATCAAGTCTTGGAAGTAAGGACTTAATTGTTTCTCTTCAATTCTCTTACGAGGATGATGAGCACAACATAAGGTAATTCCATTATTAACTTGATAGCGAAGTTCGGGGTAATCTTTCCAAGAAAGTATGTGATGGGCTTCTAATCTACCTCTGCAATCTTGATTGGAGATTTTACATTTCCAACCATCACGATTCTTAACTGCTAACATCCATAATTTATAACGATAGTCATAAGATTGAAGTCTGTCAGTTTTAAGTTTCGTCCTGTCTACTACCCATTTCCAATTTTTCTCCCCTTTGGTAGCAAGACTTATATTTTGCAGATGTTCTTTAGAAAATGGAACAGGTTTTTTTCTGTTGAGTATCTTTCTCCCTTTTAATGAGAGACTGATTTTATCTCTAACACTTTGAGGAACTGTTGTTCCTTTCATCCTGTCTGACATTTTCTTACGAGTTTCATTAGAATGTTTCCTTCCTTTTAGACATTGACTCAATTTTTCTCTTGATTCTTTTGTCCACAGTGGTTTATATCCTTTTTGAAAACTTGTAGAACTTCTCCCCATATTAGTACCCTGCTTTTACCATTGCTTTCTTGTACTCGTCCCATTCCTTGCGACCCTCTTCAGTTGATTGGTCAATTTCGGGTGGCTTATCAAACGAGTAATTTGTCTTGCCACTTGAACGATTCGTTCGTGAGATAGTGGCTTCATCTATTTTCGCTTGTTTCTCATATTCGCCTATTTTGTAAACGATATAGGGGTCACGAGCGGCTTGCTTGACTGAGATGTTTTGCACTTGAGCGATACGCTGGATTTCTTTTTTAAGGTCATCAGAATACTCCAATGAATCCAAATCCCGTTTCTCTAACTCTTGTGCAACGACTTTCCCAATCTCTTCGGTCGGCAATTTGCTTTCCTGCGAGGGCTGAATCACCTTCTTCCGCAGTTCTTCTGCTTCAGTTCGGTGCTTGATTTTCTGTCCGATAGCCGAGGAGAGTGCCTTTCGATTCTCTACTTCTTTCGTTACCAGTTTATCAATCCGTTCCGCGTCATCCACTTCGTCGAAGCCGTAATCAGCGATGACTTTGGCACGTACTTCATCCTCCTTTACTTCTTGACTTGCTACCTGTTCGGCGGCGAGTTCTTCTGCGGTTGGTTGGATATTTTCCATAATTTATTTTTTTGAGCATTGCTCAGTTTTTTGTTGTATGTAAAGGAAGTTCTGGGGTTATTCCCTACCCAACCTATTAGGTCAATTCTATCGTACTGTTCGGATGTTGGTCTGACATTGACTTCGCATTGTCTTCAAATCCTTCTCCATGAAGTTCTTTTGAATAAGTACGAATTACCATTCCTCTTTCGCTAAGGACAGTGGCTACTGTGTAATTTTTCTTTATGTCAACTTTCGTCTCTTCAGGCGATTCGTTTTCTACAGGAACATTTCTAATAATGTTTCCTTCTTCATCTCTCGGTAATCTAGTTCTAGGCATGGCGTTATTATACTACATTTTTAAGTTGTCAAACTATATACTCTGCATTGTTCCCTGTGGATAACTCCTGCTGGACATCCACAAGAGGTGCAAGAATATCCCTCAATTTTTCGTAAGCGCGAAGCCGTGCAGTTACTTCATAGGCACGTTCTGTGATTTCAAGTCCTTCTAAACCATCTAATGTATTAAGTTCGTTTGCTTTTTGCGCAAGGAATAAAACGAGTTCCTTTAATTCAGGAACATTCTTTTGAAGTTTTTTAATCGTCTCGGGTTTCATTTTGGCTTAGGGTCATTTGGTGTAACTTCCCCTGTAGATAAGTTGATACTACATTGCTCATTTTCCTTGTACCCGCATTCCGCCAACTTTTGTGCCACCCACCCATTTTTAACATTCTCCATCAACCTAGCAATGGCTTCATATTCTTCTGCAACTCGCTGTCCATTTGGAACAAGTGCAGTGTTTCCTTTGATATGCACTGCCTCAAACTTCCTTGCACCAACAATTCGCTGAAGTTCCTGCAACTCTATGAGTTCACTCTGTGTGAAGTTACGCTTCGTCTGAAGGGGTGATAATACGCCCTTCTCCTCAAATCCTTTAACGACATCTTCTTTTGTGTTCATAGTGAATATCGCTCTTTTGCTGTTAATGAGTCTTCTACTTCAACCTTATACTTATTCTGCTTCAAGATTTTCACAACTTTCCCCATCTGTTCAATCTTGATTTCAACTTCTTTCAATTTACTCTCTGCAACTAATTCTTTTAATCGTTCCTCTAAAACATGTTGGATTGCATCTATCTGGTCTCTTTCAAGGCGAGTGATGAATCGCTTGTTCAATAGGATAACTGTTGAAAGTCCTTCAAGTTCCTTTAATTTTTCTTCTAACATATTCCTGTATCTGCTTTCTTTGTTTCTGCTCGCGCCTTTCGTTCAATGAGACGCTTTGATTGTTCAATCCTATCTGGATCGTGGAGAGAATCCCACATATCTTGCATTTCTGCGATGCGTTCTTCTCTTCCTTCCATATTATTTCTTTCCTGCTTGTGCCATTTCTGACATCTTCTTGTTTCCGTATTTCTTACGACCTATTGCCGCCGCTATTGCCGCACCTTTCGCTCCGCCTCCTGCTTTCTCTGCAATTTGAGCAAACCGACCTCCACCGCCTAAACGATTACTCTTCCCATGGAATGTACCTGTCTTTTTAACTTCAGGTGCTTTTGCTGTTCCATCTCCCATAGACATTGGCATATTTGCTCGCTGTGCTTCCATTGCTTTCGCGTGAGCACTTTCTAAATCTTGCATCACACTTTTTCCGCTTTTCATAATTATGTTGTTATTTTTTTAATGTTGCGTTGAACCTGCCGGCGCAACCCCTCCTCGCACTGGCGGATTGGGTCGTGCTGGAAGATTCGTTGCACCACTTACTGCTTGTAAATCCTTCTGTTGAATAGGAGAAGGAATCATTTGTTGTGGCGGACTCTTAGGGAGAGACGCTGTGTCAATCCCTTTCTTCTGCATAGCCATCTCTATCAAAGCCGTTCTACGAATAGGGTCTTGCTCAAGGGCAATGAATGTTGAGAGCGTTTGCATATCCTGTGGGAGGGTTGAGTTCTCACCTGTAATCACACAGGAAACTGATGGATGAAAGTCCTTAAAGACCGCCTGTAGTCCTTTCATCATAATCTGTGGTCGTTTCTTTAACTCTTCCATTTGTTGACTCTTCAAGAAATCAGCAACATCTCGTCCGTGTGGTCCGATAGCAATCATATTTGATACATACCAATCATCCACTATCATCTCACAAAGACGGTCAAACATTTTAGAATCTCCCGTAAGTCGTAGGATTTCTTGACCTGACAATTCTTTTACAAACTCTGGTATCACCCATGACTCAAATATATCTGTGAAAGGAATCGCAAGTTTCTGACGGATATAATCAAAGAGTTTGTTTGCGTTTTGATTCAGAAGTGCCGCAACTTGAAACGGCATGCGCTGTGGCATTCCTTCTCCTGTAACGATAGGAGACGAGTTAGCGATGTCATTCATCATTTGTTGGACAGTATTCCAATCATTTGCCAATTCTGTAAACCCTCGCATTTCAATAGGAACTGCTTGTAAGTCCTCTGTCTTGATAATGTCTCCATTTCGCATATCCGTAAGGATATTTTGAACGATAAGTTTGTCTTTTGAACGAAGAATAGTCTTTGAAGCTAATTCAAGACCTTGTGCAATCTGATTACCTATCTGATTAAGCCGGACTTGCTGGTCAAAGAGTAATTCATACAGTCCCTCTCTAAACCACTTGCCTTTGTATACTCCGCGATGGAACTCTTTATAAATATCTTCGTTGCATCCTTTCATTTCTTCTGCGAAGAGGATGTAGTTGATTGAGGGCGTAAGAGTCGTAGTGTTGTTTTGTGCCGCACCAATAACTTTAGCAAATACATACACATCTTCGTCTCCTTCAGATGGAATCTCACCTTGCAATTCTTTCAAATCCTTTAGACACACCTCGCCATTGCGCTCGTAGATATCGTAGTAAGGAACCGTAGTATCTTTTGCTTGCGATTGAATCTGACTCTTAAACCTATTAGATTTATTCTGTTCCAAGACTTCTTTTACATTCTCCCACACGCCGATTTTCGCTCTTAAATCTGAAGAAGAAAACTGATGACGCTCAATAACTGGTGTCTCTTCCAGACATTTAGCAGTCTGATTGACCACATAGAAGTTCTTTAAGTCTACTCTTTCAAACTCTTTCCCGACTTTCTTCCATACGATATTTCCCCACCCAGACCCTTCTTCAATAGCGGAATTAAACTCCTCATCAATTTCATTATCGCGGAGATATTCTTTGAGTTTTAGATTAACGATAAGGACTGGCAAGTCGTCAATAGGACTTCTGTCGGAGTAAATCTTTACATCTTTTGTGTCAAAATCTATGTTCTTGACTTCATTTGAAATACGAGATGAAATGCCATCGTACCATAGTTTGTAATTCCCTTGACTATCAAATTTACCAGTTGGGTATGTTCTCCCCTCGAAAAGAGTAATGCGTCTAACTAACTTGAATTGGCTATAATCATACGCCTCATTAACATTTACTAACTGTGTAGTATAATCCTTAATCTCGCGAGTGATTTGTGCGGATAATCCTGTTTTAGTATTGTCAATTTTCATACAAGAGAATTAACTTTTTTAAATCCTTTCTTACTTTTACCTCCAAAAGTCGGAGTCAAACGATGACATTGTTCGCACAAAGTCCTTCCATTTGATAAATCGTATCGCATTTCTGGGTACCGCGCAAAAGATTCTATATGGTCGGCATTTAATTTACCGCCTTTTTTTCCACATATTTGACAAGTATAATCATCTCTCACAAACACCGATTCACGCCAAAGTTTATATCTTAAAGACATTCTCGCAATTAAAATTTCTGCTGTCTTATTATCAAAGTATTTGAATCCTGCTGGCACTGGAGGTAATTGTTTCGCACGAGCATCGCGTATTTTTTGCTTATGTGCTTCCGACAATTTATAGCCACTACGAGTGGTGATTCCTTTCAATTCAGAATGTCCTTTAACAAATTGTCCTTTGGAGTTTCTCATATAGATTTTTGTTTAAGAGTATCATACCATATCTGTCAACATAGTTTATCCCCACCTACATCCCAGTGTCGTTCATTTGACTAACCCTCAACTCTCTGCGTGAGTTCTCCAAATCCATTACTGAACGATAACCAAACGGTGCTTCTGCTATTTGTAACTGATAGGCAACAGCATCGCTAACATCGTCATTCACTGCTTTTGGGAAACGGAGTAATTCATCTTCAAGATTGTTACATTCCCCTTCTATGTGAATGATTTGCCGTGCTTCATAGCGCGGTAGAAGTCCTCGTATGCGTAGTTCCTTGCTTCGTTGACCGTGGTCTAACTCCTTAATTGTGAAATAAACATTCCTTTTCCTCATTTCTTCGTCCAAGAATGGCTTTAGGACATCGTAATACATGCCCTTCTCTACTCCGATACACTCAAAATGCTCTTCGGAATACAATCTAAACATCAAACTAATCAGTTGTGCAGGGTCAAACTTAATACGAAATGCCTTTAGATTCCAAAAGTTCTCCGAGTCCACTTTGTTTATGCACACCCCTACATAATCTGACCTTTCACTCTTTGCTGGAGCAGGATCAATAGTTACGAAACATCTTGTAGCAAGATTCTCAACTTCCAATCTCGTCCGGTAACGAAACATCTGTCGTCTAAATACCAAAGATTCCTCTGAAAGCGGATTTTGTTGATAAAGAGCAGACCACAATTCAAGTCCTAAATCTTTTTTCTGTGCGAGAAGCCATTCCAAAGAATACTGTTCAGACCACAATGCCTCACCTGTTTTTCTGTGTTCATCATCGCATTCAGCAATCGCTGGGAGTGATATGACTTCCCAATCCTTTTCTGAAGAGAGTATCTGCCCTGATAAATCTTCGTCGTGCCATCTGGTATTATGACTCACTAATCCATTCGCTATAAAATTTTCTGTTTGAGCTATTTGGACATCAAATACTTCTTCCGCGCCATCTGATTTAATTGAGACAATTCTTTCAGTTGTGAAGTCGGAGATATTCAGCAACGGCTCGCGCTGTTTGCTCACTTTTTGAGTATCCGACAGCGAGATTACAGTCATTGCAGAGGAGTCCTCTGACTTTGTTGGTGATATGACAGTGGTCAACGCACAATTTCCCGCCCCAATGTGCTCGAACATTCTTTCCTGGTGGCTGTTTGCAAACAGCACATTTTCCATTTTGTGCCACAAGTAATGCGTCATACTCTTCAATCGTGATGCCATAACGGTGTTTAAGATGTGCATTACGGTGCGACTTTGCATTGACTGATGGCGGTCTGCTTCCATCTGCCCATTTCTTTTTGTTGTAGTGCGACGAACAATATCCTCTGCACTTTGCTGGTTTATCGCACCCTTCTGAAATACAGATCTTCCCTCTCCATTTACCCCATTGTCCTTTACGACCACGTGGTGTGTTGTATTCAAGTTTTCTAATCTCTTCCATATAAATTTTCCATTAAGTTCAATAAGAAAAGGATGTCTTTTGTTGCCTCTTACTATTCTACCTGAACTCGTCGTGATTGCAAGGATGTTATCAACACCATTGCTTTTATGTTTCAGAACCTTTGAAGTAGATAATTTGCCATCATCAAAAGTTGCCACCATATCGCCGACACAAATCTCCCGTAATGGTTTTTCTTTTCCATCTGCCATTAACACAGGAGTTTCGCCTGTAAGACATTGAATTACAACAATCGCTCCTGTGGGAGAAAGACGTGTCTTTGCAACTGACTTATACCACCCGATATTCCTCTCTTGAATTGTTTGACTTTCAGCTTCTTGCTTGTCTTTTACCGGGTCATCTATGAGAAACACATCAGCCCTGCGTCCTGTCGTTCCTCCTCCAATACCAACGGCTGTGTATTCTCCACCCTGATTAGTATTCCATTGTCCTGCCGCTTTACTATCTTCAGCAAGAAAAATATTAGGAAATAAGTTTTTGTACTCTTGGCTTGCGACAATGTTGCGTGCCTTTCTTCCAAATGAAACTGCCAAATCAGAATTATAAGATGCGGCAATAATTGCTTTCTTTGGATTTCTACCAAAAAACCACGCGGGAAAGTTCTCGGATGCAATAGTGCTTTTACCATTCTGGGGCGGTACGAATATCATCAACTTTTTGATTTCCCCGCGTTCTATCGCTTCAAGTTTCTCTATTATGAGTTTATGATGCCAGTTCTCTCTATATCCATCGGTATGATATTTAATAAACCAGCCAAGATGGCGGCGAGCGAGTTCTCGTTTAGCAAGTTCAATCTTTGCTTCCTGTGGCGATATGTTCAAGTTCTGTATCATTGAGTTTCTTTGTGCTTAATGCGATTCCTCCTGAAAACTCTATATGTTCTTTTGGCTTTCCATCTACCTGTTGGATTATCTCCCTACGAAGCATCTTATCAGCCATAGCATTTTTTACCCATTTCTTAAATCCTTTCGGGTCTTTCGCCCATATACTTTTAATCTCTCCCATTATTGAAATAGATCCTTTATTCGCGCCATTCGTATTGCGCCGTGGGTCGTCGCCTTTCTTGAATGGTTTGAGTGTTGCTAGGTTTGACATATCACACGATTATCACACGGTTACTGTGAATTATCATCTCTTTATTATACCACCTTATCTTGTTCTGTGTATCTTATCCCCTTTTTCTTCCCCGGAATAAACCCATTCGCCAGACTCCGCTTCCAACTATTCGGATGAGTTGCCCACGTTGAAGATAATGTAGGTACGCTATGTTTATGACTATTAGGATGTTTACCTCGTGCGTATTTCATCTTTTTCTTTCTTTGCTTGCTTTTCCTTTAGAAAGTTGCATCGTTCGCATAAATGTCCTTTCTCGCCGAAGGTTGCATAGGCGATTTTACATAC